ATGATTTTTTTGTCAACATTACTTAAATTTTCTTCTTGAACTAAAAAGTCTAAGTTTGAATATAATTCGTTTTCGTTAATTTCTACGTCTTTTAATTTTGTATTTAATTTTTTTGTGAAACTTGCGATTTTGTCTGACTTGTCTTTTAAGACTGATTGAATTTCTTCTACATACAGTTTAGCAATCTCTTTATCATCGAAGTATTTGTTTTCGATTTCTTCATAAAACAAATACATTTCTTTGAAATCTTTGTTTTCTTTAATTGTATTTAAGATATCCTTAACCTCACTCTTATTCTTATTAGAATACGATTCAGTTAGTTTCTTTAATATCTTTGTTTTTAATACTCCAAATTTGTTCATTTTTAGTCGTTTAATATGTCTGTTATTTTAGTTTCTATTTCATAAATATTCTGTTGTGCTTTATTCATATCAAATAAGATATTAAAATCTTCTTTTTCTTCACCCAACATACCTAATATTTTTGATTTTCTTGAAGTAGACTCACTTAATGGTTCGGTTGCGGCTGCAGGAGCTTCAGCAGGTGCTCCTCCACCCATATCCATTTCACCACCGGCAGGTGCTTCACCACCACTAGCAGCAGCTTCGGCCTTTTCTCTTTCTTCTTCAGGAATACCATACTTAGCATCAACATTATCAAATATACCTGAACGTTTAATGATTAACTGACTAGTATTCATTAACTCAAAACCAACCGCTCTTTCAAGACGTTGTTGTTGTAAATCAAGTAATACCTCAGCATCACTCATACCAAGAATATTTTTCTTAGCCCACGTATGAGATACTGGTAAGATACCCATCTGAGATTGGTCAGATGTTGCATCTTTATAAAGAGTAACCTTTTCTTTCCATTGTTCAATACGTAATAAATCAGATTGTGCAGATGGGTTAGTTAAACCTAATGAGAAGTTATTTAATTCATCCTCTAAACCTAATAGATATAAGTGAACTAATGCAATTTTATTTAACTCTTGAATAACAGATTTTTGAATTCTGTTAATTGTACGAGCAAAACGAATATCCATTAATGCTAAACTCTTACCTTCACCCACAACTTCTTCAAATCCTAAGAATGCCTTTGGAATACGTAACGCCGCAAGTAATTTCTTTTGGATATATTCAATATCGGCAATTTCACCTAAGTTCTGAGCTCCGGGTAATGTATCAATTGGACTTGGTGCTGCTGGGTCACGTACAGGGATGAAATAATCTTGGTCTACTGACATTTGATTAAATCTCATATCTACCTGTCCATTACGAGGGTCAGAGATTTGGTCTCTTTTAAATTTACTCGCAACACGTTGTACATACGCTTCAATATCTTTATCATCCATGTTACCCACGAATATTTTAAAGATACGTCTTTCAGGTGCTCTTGATGTTCTATAAATCAACATGGCATCTTCTGCAAGAAGTAATTGTTTCCAAATACGTCTAATCTTATCTAACATAGAAGTACCATATGGTAATTTTCTATCATCACCTAAGATTCTAAAGTGTGCAATCTCCCAAGCTTGGAATTCCATATCTTTGTTCTTCCAATGGAATCTCAATTCACGTGACGGCATTTTAATATCTCTAGCTTGTCCCGCAGTTTTACTTGATGCACCTTCTAATCTTTCGATTTCAATGTTTGGTAATTGTTGACACCCGATAATTCCTTTCTCAGGGTCAATCTTTAAATAAACAAAGTTATCACCATACTTACAAAGACCTCTGGTCCACATCTGTAAATTGGTGTTAACATCTAATACGTTTTTGAATAAGTCATCAAGAATATTCTTTACCCTTGTCGATTCAGAAAAAATAGTTAATATTTCACCTTTCTCAGACATAGTTGTAGATTCTTCAGCGTAGATATCTAATGCTGCCGAAATCTCCGGTGTAAATTCCATTGATTCGTAGTCATAATATGCTGCCAATCTATTTGGTTCATAATAAACTGATTGGTTATATAATGATTGGTCAAGTTTAGCCCACTTATCAGCAATATACTGACTTTGTTGTGCTTGTAGTAAAGCCTTTTCGTATTCTTCTCTACTATCGGTCTTTAATAATTCGTCTTTTGAGAAACTAAATGACGGTGCTTGGTCGGGTCTTGTTTTCCCCGGATATCCGAACATCTTGGTTAATTTCTGAAAAACTGTATAATTCTGTTCTGCCATTTATATAAATACTTTTTTTTATAATATAAACTAAATTATTAGGATAGGAAATATTATTTTCTTCTTCCATTGAATAACCATGAGTATTCCATATATGCTTCTCTACCAATCTGTTGATTTGTATTACCCCCATACATTGAATTACTACCATCCATACCCATAGAACTTATTTGGTCAAACGACCCACCATAAGAATAAAAAGATTTTTGTGGTTCATATGTTCTTTCAGCCATTGTCCACGATTCAATCATTGCTCTATTAACTGATTCAGTTTTTTGTAGTTGATTGAAACATATATCACCGGCATATAATGCCATAGACATACTCATAATCGCATCATCGTGAGCACCTTTCATATGGTCAGGTCTTCCGTTCATATAAACAAACGTATTAAGTTCATTTAATAATCTACTTGACCTAACTTGAAATCCTTTTCTTAATTGTTCCTCAAATGCAGCAACAATCTGTGTTCTTTTGTTGTTAAAATTAAGACCCGGTATTTTCTCCATTGCTTTCGCATTATACTCCCAAATATTTTGAGTATTAACACCGTCAATATATAAATTCTTATAATTTAATTCTTGTAGTTTTCTTGATGTTGCAACACCCATACCACCGGTGATATCAATAACGATAAATGCATTACCATATATCACACCCCACTTATATGCAATTTGAGCCAAGTCATCTGGTGGTATTTTACCAATGTATTCAAGTACTTGTTCTCTATCATCAAAATCGACAATATTAATTGCAGAAAAGTCTTCGCTATCACCTCTACTAACATCGACACCCATAATATAACGATGTCCTTCAACCGGTTCTTTCCATTGCCATAACGTGGCTTGCATATATTTCTCAATAGGAACACGAATCATGTTTTTGGTAATATTCTCTTGAACAAATCCCGGTATTACACCATCTCCTGACCCTAAGAAGTCACACTCTAATTCTTGTGATATTTTACGTCTATCGTATTTAAACTTTTTAGACATAGACTCAAACCAAGATGAGTATGGTTTATATCCTTGTTCCTCCAATTCTTGATAATTAGACATATCAAACTCATAAAGAACAACCTCATTGTCATCATATTGTTCTCTGTTTAACATGTAATGACATATATCTTGACATTTAATCCATCGTAAGTCTTTTGTATAACGAGGGTCTTTAAACCATCTTAAATCGGTAATATGGAAGTCATTTATTCCACGAATTGCTTGGTCATATACACCATAATAAATTGGGTCATAACCATTTGGTGTTGAGATAAGAATAATCTTACCACCTGTAGATAGGGAGGCCATAGATGCTGCCCAAAAGTCCTCACCGGCTTCAATATAGGCCGCCTCGTCAAATACAAGAACTGTGGGTGTAAAACCACGAAGTGCATCTGCAGATGTTGCAACAGCTTTAACTTCGGAACCATTATTTAATCTAAATCTACTTTCAGAGTTTTTATCAGGTGAGAACCCAACATTTAACCATTCCGGCCACTGGTCTAAGAAGTTTCTAATCTTATTTGCCATTTCCACGGCAGTATCCTTCTTATTGGCAATAATCAAAACCCTTTCAGGATTCTCAGGTTTAGCAAGTTGTAATTTCTTTGATAACCAAGCGGCGGTTACGGTTGTAACACCGGCTTGACGATATTTCTTTGTAATGTTTTCGTTATAGTCTTCGTAATCCTGAATTAATTGTAATTGGTCAGGAAATAGGTTCATTGGAACGTATTTCTTTTGCGTATTATCGTATGTTTGTAGATACGTTCTTAACGCATATGGTGTATCTTTAATGATACGAGCATATTCTTTTAATTGTTCTAATTTACTATTCATATAGTATAAATACAAAAAAAGGAGGTTAAACGCCTCCTTTATTGTTTGTAATCATTATGACTATCTAAATTGATTTAAGAAATCTTCATCGTCTTCCTCATCGTCACCTAAATCATCTTTAGATAAACTTATACCTTTACCATCAAATATATCATTTAAATCATTTAATAATTGGTCATCATTTGTATTATCCGCAATATCATCTAATTCCATACTATATTTCTCAATAGCGTCTTGATAATCCTCATCATTCATAATTCTAAGAATACCATCGTATATTAATGAAATCAATCTCTTACCACGTTCAGTTTCCCCCATTATTTCTTTCATTAACACCAAGAATTTCTTAGCCGGTAATTTAAAA